TCGTCTCATACAGTTACGCCGATCCGACGAAAGTGCAGGACTCGGACATAGTCGGCGCGGTCAGCGGTTCCGGATATTCGGGGTTGCAAGCCTTTCTGACGACGTATGGCACAATGGGCTTCTTCCAAAAACTACTGCTTGCACCTGGATACTCGCAAAATGGCGACGTCGCCACCGCATTGCAGGCTACCGCTGCGACGCTGCGGGGAATGGCACTCATCGATTCGCCGGCAAATACTTCAGCGGCAACCGCAATCGCCAATCGCGGGGTGCCAGGCAATGCGTTCGACACGAGTTCGACGCGGGCGATCCTGTGCTATCCGCAAGAGATCTTTTATGACAACGGATTCGTACCTACAGGTGTGACGCTAAACGGTACCACCCCGGTGCAACTGGCGGCGAATCAAACGACGGTGGGCCCATACTCAGCCTGGGTAGCCGGTGCTATGGCCTTGAGGGATCTCAACCAAGGCTATTGGTGGTCGCCGTCGAATACTCAGATAAACGGAATCCTCGGGCCCGATGTGACGCTATATGCATCGCTACTGGATGCGGCGTCGGATGTTAATAACCTCAACGCGGCTGGCATCGTAACTGTGTTTAACGCGTTCGGCACCGGGCTCCGCGTCTGGGGTAACCGTTCCGCGGGGTACCCAACGGTGACGACGCCGGACAACTTCATCAATGTGCGGCGCACGATGGACGTAATTGAAGAGTCGGTTGAGCTGTCGATGCTTCAATTCATCGATCAGCCAATCAGCAACGCTCTGATCACGGCGATCCTGGCAAGCGTGAATGCATTTATTCGAACGCTGATCCAGCGCGGGGCGCTCGTGGCCGGCTCCGCGAGCTATAATCCCGCGGAGAATCCTCCTAACCAAATCGCCGCAGGGCAATTAGTCTTCGACATCGACGTGATGCCGCCGCCGCCCGCCGAGCGTCTGAGCTTTAACGTTTACATCGACAGTACTCTGTTAACGCAACTCGGCACGTCGAGTCCGTTGACGAGCACCGCACTGACTGCATAGTTCCATCTGACTATTGCCTGAACTCAGCCGCAGCGACAGGCCATCCAACCAAGGATACACAAATGGATATCTCGGTAAATCGACTAACCAACGCGAACATATACATGGACGGTATCGGCCTCCTGGGGCGAGCCGAAGAGATCCAAGTCGCACAGCCGCACCATCGGATGGCAGATCACAAAGCCCTCGGAATGGCTGGCACAGCAGAATTCTGGGCGGGCGTGGAGAAGCTCGAGGCCAAGATAAAATGGGCGTCACTTTACCCCGAGGTCCTGGTAGCGGCGCGGAGTCCATTCGTATCGCATTCATTTCAGGTGCGTGGCAGCCTCGACCAGTACACGAGTCAAGGCCGCAGCGCTCAACTGCCCGTGGTGTACTTGATGACGGGCGTGTTCAAGGACGCAGGCGCGTTCACGTTCAGACAACAAGAGAATGTGGACACAACTTCGACGATCACCGCCTATCACACAGAATTGTACATCGCGGGCACCCAGATTCATCTGTATGACGTACTGGCAAACATATATGTGGTGAACGGAGTCGACCAACTCGCGCAGTTTCGGGCCAACCTGGGAGGCTGAAGCGTACTAGTCATAGAAGCGACGGACGGCGGCAGCGTACTGACTAATTGTTCCTAACTACACATTGGGTGTTGGAGTGAGTACATCGATGACTGAATCGCGAAAGACAATCTTACTGCCTTCAGGAAGGAAGGGAGAGGTGCGCAAGGGTAAGGGCCGCGACCTCATGCGAGCACATCGCGCGTCGGCGGGTAATCCGGAGCCGATGTCGATATCATTCGCGTTAATCGCGGAATTAGCTCACGTGGATGGCAACCCCCTGGTGTATGAAGACGTGCTCGAGATGGACCTTAACGACGTGCTGGCATTGGAAGCGGAGATTATGGGGGTGGGCGAGAGCCGAGCAAATTTTCAGAGCACCGCGGCACCGCGAGAGGAACAAACGGACCCATCGCAGCCGCGGCAATCACCGGACTCATCGCCTTCGGATTCTCCGTCACAGAACTGAAAATAATGGATCTTGAAGAACTTGCATATTGGGCGAGAGCAACTACTGAATACCTGGCGCTTGTGGGTAGCAAAGACCACTTAGGGAAGCGATCAAGGTCGGCATGACGTGGAGCGATATATGAGCAGGCGCGTATACGCGGGAAATTTAAGCTTCGAGATGACTGATTTGTTATTACGGGACACCTTCGCACGAGTCGGTGGAGTAGAAGCGGCCGAAGTAGTTAAGGATCGATGGACAGGAATATCACGAGGCTTCGGCTTCGTGGAAATGATGACAGTCGAGGACGCTGAAACCGCGGTCGATGAACTGAACGGCTGCGAAGTAATGGGGCGAATACTGCGAGTAGCACTAGCGAAGCCTCGATGGGCCGCATCTACCGTCGAAGGCCGCAGCCGCCCATAAGTTGTGCCGTGGGTGCCGACTTGGCGCACGACAATCGTGCAGGGAGCAGAGAAGTGGCGGCGAAGTTACATCTTCGTTTGACCGACCGAGCTCGACTAGATGCGATCGTATCTTCTATCCGGAGGATGGGCGCGGGTACGTCTAGAGGGCGCGCCCTGAACACATCGGAAGCATTCAACCGGGTTAATCTGTCAGCTCCATCGATGAGCCGTGAAGGCAATAACCATTTGGTCGCTCGCCCACTTGGACCTGACGTTCTTACCCGGTTCCGACGTCCGCCTACCGAACTCGGCAAGACTACCCACGCGAAAACCTATTCTTACCTGGATGATATCTTACACATCGCCAAGGGCCTGGACGCTCGTGCCTTAGCCACTACGGCGATGTTGCCAATAGCGTTACGCGCCCCTGGTGCGCCTTCGGCCGCTGAAGCCAGGAGGTTATCCAGGGCGATACAGAGGCTTGGGGTTGATGCTGCAATTGGACTTCGCGTGGAACAGGCCCAAGCAAATCCCACCCTTGATGGAAGACGGCAGGGAATTCGTGCGCAGGAATCTCGAAGGACTTTCTCCACGACGCAGTCGCAGGCAACTGAGCGGCTGGCATCGCTGGTCGCATCCATCGGTGCGAAGGTTCGCCCTTCCGAATCCCCCTCTGCGAGCTATAGTCAACCGAATTGGCCGTCCAACCGGATAGTGACTCCGGGGGCTAAGGTCGGTTCGCTCGATCAACCATCCAGAGAACGGCCATCTCGCCTCATCGCCGCAGCGAAGAACGATAGCAGCGTCCTTGCTGCGCACCTCGCTTCGAACCTCGGGATAATGAACGCTCGTAACTTTGGAATTGCCGATACGCTCCACTTTAGCCAAAGCGGCATCGGCAGCAGGCTCGCGGCAGCCGACACTTTATATTGCCTGTCAGATAGATACAGGAATCCACATCTACCTTCCGCCGCGCTGTCACAACACAATTCTCGTGTCGCCGAAATCTCCAAACCGGGAGAACAATGGTCAGCGTTCCAACCGCCGGCAGCGGTCGCATTGCCCAATCCCCGTGGTCGTTCGGCAGGGCCACTGGCCGGCTCGAGTGACCTTGAACATTCGATTGTTCTGAATTTCTCGCCCACAGTAGTTGTTCGAAGTGACGCTGAAACTGGCAATATCGCAGAGGCTGTGATGCAGGCCATCAGGCGACACGGTCACGAACTGGTTCATATTATCAACCGGGAAATGGAAACCCGGAAGCGCACCCGCTTCTAGACGTACGAGCAGACGGCAGTCATAGACACCAGGTTAGCCACAGGCCGGAGCGAGGAACTGAGATACACGAATGTTTGCAGTATTTGGCGAAATTGTATTCGATCTGTTGAATTCTCCAGAGGAGATCGAGTCAACACGTTCCTGGGAATACGCCGAACAGCGCGTAGTAGAGGATCGTCCACAGTTACAGTGGATCGCGGACGGCCTTGAGACAATTGAACTGGATTTTCAATTTCACGCATCATTCACCAACCCGTCCTCACAAGTGGAAGCTCTGATTGCAGCGGCGAATGACCATAGCGCACGCCCATTGATATTCGGCAATGGTTTCCATCGAGGCTACTTCATCGTCACGGCACTTCGCACCTCGTTGCGGATGATGGCGGCGGATGGCAGCTTAATTTCAATCACGGTGCGGGTGGTTCTGAAGGAATGGGCGGCGCGTTCTGAAATTTCTTCAACGGCGAATCCGCTCGCCGAGTTTCCACCGATCGGGATCGTTACCGCCTTACCGGGAACCAGTACCGGCTCGATCGCCTATGCAGGACCTGCCGGCGTGGGGGCTTTGCCGAGTGCGCCCACGACAACCTATGACGCACCATCACTGGCGTCTCCAGGTGTATCGCCCCTGCTTAGTATTCCTGGTGTTGTGGGATTGCCAACACCCCAACTGACCTTCGGCGATGTGGCGCCAAGCACTATCGTGAGAGCGTCGCCCTAGAGCAGCACACATCTCAAGTCGTACGCAGAGCGAATCATTCACAGCCACACTCCAGATCATCCAGCTAGCGCACTATGCTTCAATCACAATTCATTGCTCATACGACTACTGCTGGCGAACGTTGGGATTTGCTGGCCTGGAGGTACTACGGCGACGCCACCTTATATTCGCCGATAATCATGGCAAATCCGAACGTTCCTATCGAACCTGCATTCGAATCCGGTCTCACTATTGCTGTACCAATCCTGCAGGTGAGCCAGACCCTGACGACAGACTTGCCGCCATGGAAGCTAGCACAGTGAACCGCCGTCTTAATTGGCTAAGGCGACTTCTACCGGCTCGCCGTCGCTGCCCGAAGTGCAATCGTGGACGTATATCGCTTCCCATGTACTGTGCGGGAACGCGCTGCCCACATTTGCGACGACATCCGCTCGGTACACACGACGGTCATTTGCATCAGACCTGTTCGAGCTGTGGATACAAAGTCACGACAAAGTGTGGCGATCGTTTTCGACCGCGGTCGAAGACCGCCAATCGGACACTCGTGTCCCTCATTCATATGCCGAAGCCGCGAGCACAAAAGGGTGCACAATAGATGGCCGGGGCAATAGCAATTCCGGTTCGCGCACCGCAGTGGGTACTTACTTATCGAGGAGTAAATATCACTGCCGACATCTCACGAATGGTCCTTGCCATTACCTACGTCGATCGTGTGGATGGGTCTTCCGGCGCGCTGGAAATAGAGCTGGAGGACCATGAAAAACGCTGGCAAGGACCTTGGGAGCCAACAGAGGGCGACCAGGTCAATCTGATGATTGGATACGTAGGAGATCAATTGCTACCTTGCGGCGATTTTCAGGTCGACGACCTTTCCTTAAGCGGTCCGCCCGATGTGTTCCAAATGCGCTGTCTCTCAACTTACATTACACCGGCGATGCGCACCCCGAACAGCGCGGGCTACGAGAGTCAGACGTTAGAGCAGATAGCGTCAACAATCGCGTCGAAGTACGGCCTCACCGTAATTAGTGACGGGAGTTCGGCAAACTTGACCTTCGCGCGCATAACTCAATGCCGGGAGACCGATCTCGCGTTTTTGCGACGACTGGCGTGGGCACACAATTATGACTTCACGATTCGGGGCGAGCAACTAGTATTCTTTTCGCGAACATCACTGGAGCAGTCGGCATCAGTCGCGACGATTTTACGCAGCGACTTGCTGCGGTTCGATTTTCGTTTGAAGACGCATAGGACGTACAAGGCTGCGGAGGTGTCATATCAGTTTCCAGAGACCAAGCAGCTCTTAACTCAAACGATAAGTGCTCCGTTAGATACTCCTACGGGTGACACCCTGAAGCTTGTGGTCCGCTGTGAAAATGGGCAACAGGCGAACTTGAAGGCGACGAGCGCCCTCCATAGCAGGAATATGGTACGCGCGACGGCAACGTTAACGGCGGTTGGGTCAACGGTCTATGCGGCAGGAAACGTAGTGACAGTTTCAGGTTTCGGATTCAACGACGGCAGTTATTTGATTGAAAATGCGCGCCATCATCTGGAACGCGCGACCGGTTATACGACTGATCTTGAAGTGCGCCGTGTCGACTGATAGCCACCCAACTGGATTTGAAGGTTATGAGATGTACCGAGTAGGAATCGTGAGAGCGCAGGATATGAGTACCGCACGTTTGCGCGTGACGTTCCCGGATCGCGATCAGATGCAGAGCTGGTGGCTACCGGTGGTGTTCTCAAAGACCCAAAACGACAAGTCCTACTGGCTTCCAGACGTGGGCGAGCAAGTCGTATGCATGATGGACCAGTATGATGAAGATGGCGCTGTCCTCGGTGCGATCTACTCGAGCGCCGACACGGTGCCGATTGCCAACGCCGACAAACTACACTGGACATTCAAGGATGGTGCCGTCTTCGAATACGATCGGGCGGCGCATGCACTTCAAATGAGTATTCCGAGTGGCGGCACCCTCAGGATAATGGCAAACGGAGCCTCGATCGCGATCGACGAATCGGGAAATATCACGGTCGATGGTTCAGGGAATGTATCGATTGCGGCCGCGGGGGAGATTCAGTTGGCAGGTGGCGGCCCAGCGATCGCTCGCGTCGGCGATTCCACCACATGTCCCGCGGGCTCCGGACAAATCGTCACTGGCAGCGCGAAGGTAAATGCGGCATGAAGAACCCAATTTCCTTTTTCGAGTATGCGAAGCGTCCGGTGCTTGCTCCACCTACCGAAGAAACCCATACAGTTCACACGCGTGGCGCCATCATGACTCACCATCGGGATGCCGTAACTGTGGTGACGGGGCAATGAGCGCTAGTGCGATGACGCTCGCCGGCATCACATCGGCCGACTGGTCGTTGGCGCTTGATCAGCAAGGGGCGCCCGGATCAGGAATCGGAAGCGTTGTTCAAGGCGTAGCCGACGTTAATCAATGCATTCAGATCATCCTGACCACTCCGAAGGGCAGCGATCCATTACGACCGACTTTTGGAGCAGACGTTTGGCGTTACATCGACTCACCGATGAACTCCGCGATACCTGCTATCGTGCGTGACGTCACAGAGGCGATCGTACGGTGGGAGCCTCGCGTGACAGTTGTGTCGATCAGCGTAACGCCGGCGCCCGGTGGGAACACACAAGCCGGCGCGCAGCTGAGTATCGCAGTGACGTGGAAGCTCACGCTCACGGCGCAAGGATCCCAGGCATCAACATTCGCACCGGCGCAATCGACAACCGTAACGGTTTCGGGGCTCTAAGAACAGGCCAGGCTGGTCGAGTGCATACCAATAACTACTCTCACAACTTTGAAGGAGCTCTTTAATGGCAGCCGGAATTCCTGCGCTTCCACCGCCGGTGTTCGTCAGCGATACCGATGGGCTCGATCCGAATTTGATCCTCGCCGATATGGTGGCGGCCTTTCAGGCGGCGGCAGGGAGAACCTTGCAACCGGCGCAAGTAGAGCGGCTGCTGATCAATCTGTATGCGTATCGCGAATCATTGGTGCGTAATGCGATTCAATACGCCGGAGAGCAGAATCTGCTGGCGTATGCAGCATTCCCGATGCTCGACTACCTTGGCCAATTGCTGGGTGTCTCGAGGCTGCCAGCGCAAGCTGCGAGCATGACACTTCAATTCACGCTCGCGAACACCCTAAGTGTTTCTTACACGATTGTGGCCAATACCGCGGTCGGTACCAGCGACGGACAATTCGTATTCGCGACGGTTACCGACCTGACTATTCCGGCGGGTTCGACCACTGGCGCCGTACTAGCTACTGCGACGACGCCGGGTTCTGTCGCCAATGGCTACCTGGCGGGACAAATCGACGTGCAACTGGATCCTAGCGTACTAATCGAGGAGGTCACAAATACCACAATCAGCGCCGGAGGCGCATCACCCGAGACCGACGAACATCTACGCACGCGAATCCAGGCGGCGCCGAATCGCTTCAGCGTCGCCGGACCCGAGGGTTCCTATCGTTACTATACGCTGAGTGCGGATCCGTCGATCGCGGATGCGCAGATCATTTCGCCGGCGCCCGGCCAGGTGAACGTGTATGTGCTCACAGGACCGATAAGCGTACAGCCGGCCGCCTCACCGAACCCTGCCGCGATCGCGTCAGTAGGCCTGCTCGCCAAAGTGGCGGCGGAACTGAGTGCCGACGACGTGCGGCCACTGACCGACACCGTCAACACTCTTCCGGTTGCGGAGGTGGACTACCAAATCGCGGGAACCGTGACGTTGTACGCTGACGCGGACCCGGCCAGCACGATGACGGCGGTGAACACCGCAGCCCAGGATTACGCGATAGCAATCGCCGCACGAATTCAGCGAGATATCGTGCCTAGCCAAATAATTGAAGCGCTTTCTGTACCAGGTGTGTACCAAGTCGTGCTGACGGAGCCGAGCTATTCACAACTGGCGGCAGGACAGTGGGCGAACTGTATAGCAATTACCTTGAACCCGGCGACAGCCGCGCTCAGCAGTTAAGCGTCGCCGGCCCACAAGTCGTCCGTCACGAACGCCAATCGCGATTCTCATCATTCAACGGACACCGCGGCCAGGCGGCAATTTCCCTTAAAATGCATCCCGCACCGGGATCCGAAAGTCTCAATAAGTACTTGACTACACAATGGCGCAACTGACTATTCAACCTTCGATTAATGACGAGCGTGGCCGCGCGTTGCTGCAGATAATCGAGCGGATGGATGCGCTCGATCTGGTTCCAATTCTCGTCTATCGGCTGGACTCAGTGCCCGACAGCGCCTTGCCGTTTCTGGCATGGCAATTTGATCTGGTTGCGCCGCAGTGGCAGCTTGGTGCACAAGTTTCCGAATCGATAGATGCGTTAGGTGCTATCGATCCGTTGAGCGATATAGACACTTTGAGTTCAACTGGCGGCGCTTCCGGATCCTCTGACTTCGACTCCCTGCGCGCGCTGCTTAAGGTCGCCATCCCGCTCCATCGGACGCGGGGAACTCCCTATGCGATAAAGGCCGCCCTGACGCCGCTCGGCTGGCCGAGTGTAACCCTGCTCGAGGGCCAAGCGAGCTGGGGTGGAACAAGCTATCCAACGAACGAGGGTTGGGCGGTATTTCGCGTTCAGCTGAATTTAACTGCCGGACAGTCAGTAGGGCCCATCGACACCGCGCGGATTATCGCCGCGATCAACTTTTTCAAACCAGTACGTGCCTGGCTTGATTCACTCTGGTTCGTCGGCGTGCCGATTGTTGACGACGGACCTAGACCCCAGGACCTCGTCGTATCGATTTTTTCGCGCACTGACTCCGCGCCTGTACCATATGACGTAATCGCCGCGCCCGGGTGGCCTGAGGGCGATGTCAAACATATTGTTCCACTTTACGATAAACACTTCCTCCATAGCGGAGTCACCTACGGTCTTAACCAACCCGCGATCGCCGACTCAGGTGTGACTGTCAACGGTGTCGCGATCGCCGCAAAATATTAATTTTCCAACGCCTGCAGATCCTGGAGAACTAACAATGCGACCTACGGGAATAGTCAGACTGTATAGGCAAGAGCATCTCATCTGGGAGCGGCAAAATCTCTTTGTCAACACCGGATTGCCGCTCCTGGCGAATCTGATCGCAGGCGTCACCACCGGTCAGTCAGTGAGTACGATGGGCTTCGGTTCTGGCGCGTTAGCTCCTGGCGCAACCGACACCGGACTCACCGCTGCACCGACATATTACAACTCGATCGGCAGCTATAGCTTCCCTTCGGCTGGCAGCGTGCAGTTCAACTATTCACTTCAGACTAGCGATTACGGCGCAGCCGGCATGACGATCCAGGAGCTAGGACTTTTCGCCAACGCGGCCGCTGTTACGATGCCGGCGGCAATCGGGACTGCTAGTCCGTCTTGGAGTGCGAGCATAACCGTCACGGTTGGAACGACAATAGTAGACGGCAACGGCAATCTTCAGCGCTGCACGGCTGCGGGCACAAGTGGATCGACCGCGCCCACATGGTCAACGATTCTGGGTTCGCCAACCAGTGATGGTTCTGCCGTTTGGACTCTCGTTGCTCTACATACTGCGCCCGGTCCAATGGTTGCACATGTTTCCGTACCGGCGTTCGCTTATACGGGCACCGGCGACTACTCCGGCACCTGGACTCTTACCTTCTAGGATGACGAAGAGATTCGGACCTCAAATAGAAGCGGTGGCCCTTCCGTGGCGTGGTGATAATAATGGCAACACTTATCGATAGTCCGGAATTCAGCGCGAATGAAATCTACGAAATTCAACAGACGGATGCGGTAGAAGGGGCTGCCACAGGAGCGAGCTTTGGTGGTATCGGCATCAGTAACCAACCGCATCAACAACTGGCAAATCGCACAGCGCTGGTGAAGCAGCGACAGGATGTCAATATAGCGAATATTGGCGTTTTACAAGCGTTCATTGCTGGTTTCACCGGCTCGTTGCAGGCAAACGGTTATATTCAAATTCCGATCAACGATGTGTCGCGTGGGCCGATTATTGCGATCATTCAATGGGGCTACTACCCGTTGCCGCAATTGAGCTTGTCGCAAGACACCGAATACGCGGTAACCTGGCCAATTAGATTTCCCAATATTATTCTGGGGCCGCCGCTTTCAGCCAATGTCTATTTTCAGACCAGCGGACGCAATACTGTGGCGTCGCCGGTGAGCTGGAACTCGATCGGCGGCGTCTTCGTTCTAGATGTTACAGAAGGGAATGGACTGACCAACGAAAACGAAAAGAGCAATGGCTTTTCATGGCTGGCAATCGGCTTTTAGAATTTGCCCCGAAGGCTCCATCGTAACAACCGAATTCATGCTGCTCGTCATCGGCTATGAATCGACGCTCCCTCGCACACAAGGTTAATTAGCATGAGACTGTATTTATCGATCAAGCGCGTCGCCAGTAGAGCCCGGCATCCTCGGACGATTGGGATCTTAGGGGTGCTCATGATGGTCGTCGCGACAGTGGCGAATGCACAGTATCGCGCGATTCCCAACTATGTCGGGATTGGTGCAGGATTGCAGTTTCGTAACGATATCAACAATCATCTATCGGGCATCACCCCGATTGCTCCACGAATCGTCACACTGCCCTTCGTGCAATTGCCGACAGAGCAGGATGGACAGGAATACTGGTGCTCGGATTGCCAACCAACCAGCCCATGCCAAGGTGTAGGCCGCGGAGCGCTCGCGCTCGGCATGCAGGGCCAATGGTCATGCACCAGTGGCGCTCCGCCGGGAAGTGCCTTCCCCTTGGCGGCTGATGTCTCCGCCGCGACTCATCGGATTGAGAGCCTCGCACTTAACTCAACGACGGGCGACGCTTTGTCACAGGGTCAGAGCCATTTGAATGACCTTACAGCAGCGAACGCCAATTACAACATGGGCGCCAACAGATTGCAGAATCTGGGGAGCGGCTCGATCAACGGTGACGCTTTGAGTTTCGGCCAGGCTGGTGCGAATCTGAATGGATTGAATCTCAATTCGAACCCGCTTACCGGTCTGACAGCGGGCACTGTTGGTGGACAGGCACTCGCATTCGCTCAGAGCGGTGCGCAACTTACTACCAACAACGCCACCATCGCCGTGGTCTCATCGAGTTTGGCGGGCCCCAGTAGCTCGCCACTTTCGATTACCGCGCCAGCGAGCATCGCGTCCGGACGCGCGCTGATGCTGGCATTTGCAGTTGACGGCT